TTATAGCCAGCATAAGGATTAGGGAGTGGCGCCTGAGAGCCCAAGGGCGGCAAGCTGCGACCCGTCAGCGGGTCAACCTGAGCGGTATAAGCGCCTGATGGCTGTGCGCTTACTGGCGCGCTTGTTGTCGCCGTGGGCCTGCCAATCGATTGCAATATCTGCTGGAGACTAATCATCAGCGCACCATCTGGACAATGCCATAGACTGTGAAGTTAAGGTGTGACGCAGCATCTGTGCTCACCCCGATGGTTCCGCCCCTCTTGACGGTAATTCCCGAGCCTTGCGATGCCGCTTCAAGAACTGCAAAGTCCTTGCCGGATAAAGTCTTGTTGAAGACCAGAGCGGTAGTGGTGCCGTAAGCAGAGCCATCATCATCATGAAAAATGGAATAGCCAGCATTGTTCGCCGTGACATTGCACACCTGAATTCTTGTGATTTCAGTCGTGGCAAGCGCAGTGAAAACCGTCTGGGCGGCAGTGGTTGCCGGGAATGACGAGCCCAGCTTCCCTCCAAAGAGCGCGTATCTATCGGACGCCATGAGTCTTCACCCTCACATCCATTGCCATTGCCTTTGAGAATCCGCTGGAGATAGTGGCCCGGAACCGATGGAACCTGGCGCCTGCCCTCACATCGAACGCCCCGTCATTGTTGATTGTCTGCGCTGATGACCATGATACGTCATCAGTCTGGCGGGCGCGTGTACCGTGCTGAATCGTGATGGAGGCACTGCCGCCCTCAATGATGGGGCGCACTTGGTCAACGTAGGATGCTGTGCCGGGGCCTGCATCCAGCTCCTTAGTCTCAAGAGTAGCCGTCAAAGGGGTTCCGTCAAAGTTGCAGGAATTGTGTGAGGTATTGAATGCCCCCAAGCTCAGAGCCCCGCCCTGATAAGCGGCGCTATCCAGAGACGCAGTGAGCGCGTCGAGGCTTGTTGAGATGGAATCCAGACCCTCAAGCGTGTATCCGGGGGATATAAAGGTGAAAAGGGAGTTGGCTTCCTGCTCCGCAATCGCCCAGCTCCCAGACTTCCAATGATAAATGAGAATCTTGTTAGGAATGCCCCCATTGTTACCTTCTCCCGGATAGCTCCACATGGCTATTGACCGCTCTACATCTGCCGCCGATGTAATGCGGTAGGTGTAGGCAAGGTCCAAGTCTTGGAAGAATGTCTTGGCTATCTTCTGCGTCCCGATGTTCTGGGACTGCTGGCCATCAAAGGCATAAATATCATCATTGGAAATATAAAAAATGACATTTCCTGCATCGCACACAGCCCCATGCGCTATTGCTCCACGCTGGCGCTCCACTGCGTAGAACCCGAAGATAGTGGGCGGACCTTCACGGTCCATCCGCATAATTCCTCGGTCCCTGAAAATGTACCCAGTAGAGCCGCCGATGATTCTGCGGATAGAGCCAAAGTTCCCTTCCAGCTCCTGCTCGTCGGCCTGGTTGTTCGGAGTCCCCGTCCATGTGGCCTCATCACCAAAGGCAGACCATCGGACTGTGTTGAACCGACTCGTCCCGTCATTGATGTTGCCGAGCACCACGAAATCGCCCACAACAGCCACGCATCGAGCCTTGGGCGGGCTTCCACCTAATGCTGCGAAGTTGGCATTTCCCATCGTGATGATTTGTGGGTAGTCATCCCAGTTCGTGGCGATAACTTTCTCGCCAAACTTTGCAAAGTCCCAGCGTTCATCAGAACCCGTCGTATACGCGCCACCGACCAATCTACTAGCGTCTGTCCATGTCGCGGTGCTCAGGAGGTAAAGCTTTGTGGCGTCCCCGGCATAGACATAGTTGTTGCCGTCAGACCCAGAGACAGAGATAGCCCCTCTAGCGTATGCGCTTAGCGGGGTTGTAGAGGTCGCCTGAAGCGATGGGAACGGATAGTAGACACCGCCCTCATTGATGACATTGTTCACAAGCGTAGCGCCAGGATTTCCGAGGCTAGCTTGGTCCGGCAGGTAGTCACCAAATGTCAGGCGGATGGTCGGCATCAGAGCAGGTCGTCCAAGGTCAGCGCCTTCAGTTCGTCAGGCGTATTAGCCGCATTTATCTTAGGGCTCTGCGGAGCATTCCTGAGCTTGTTCTTCTGCGCCTTAATCTGGTTCTGCTTCGGCACGTCACCGTCTTCCAAGGCCTTCATGAACTCAGCATCAAGCGCCACAAGCCGCGCGTCTCTCTCGGGACGAATCAAGTTCTTCTTGATTTCCCGCGCCTTCGGCATGTCGATTCTTATTCCCATGTCCATGCGTCCCTAAATGTTCTGTCGGCGGGGATTGCTGAAACATCCACGATTTCATACGGAGCGCCTGCCGGGACATCCTTTTGCGCGAGTTCTTGCATAGTATGTTCAGCAAGATACTCATCAGTTGGACTTACGACACACACCCCGCCCGTTTCGCTTCTGTAAATTATTTTGTTCATGTAAGTGTAAGCGCCTACCTAAGAATAGCTAAGAACAGATACGATTTGTCGTTATTTGACGCATCTAACGTGCTGTTAGCACCTGTTTTTGACAAAACCCTAACGCTTCCCGTGGCGGGGATTGACCCTGACTTCGACCCAAACGTGTCCCCGCTTCTTGTGGTTGATGAGTCTGTAGTGATGGTGGTCGAGCACAAGACTGCATAGTTAGCATCCGGCATGGCGGTGGTGAAGTTAATTGTGTAATCACCAGTCGCATGGTCCGTAATGCTTGATACGTTTCCGCTACCCCTTGATGCAGGGGTTCCTGTCCCATCAAAACTTACCCAAGCCCGACACCCATAAGCGGTCTCGACGCTGCCATATCCGCTATTGAATTTCAGGTTTTGCGTTGAATCCAAAGACAGCGCAGCGGTTCCGCCTGTCGCTGCATTGATAGTGTTGGCGGCAAAGTAAAATCCGGTGTCAACATCGCTGGATGGCCCGACTGATGGGGCACTGACCGTGCCGTCAGCAGTGGGGAATTTGCTTGGATTGATAAGGTCGAACTGCGTCCCGTTGTAGACGATGGTATACATGCGCCCGGAGACGATTTCCCCACCAATACAGGCCGCACCGCCCGCATAAATGTCCTTCGCGCCATTGCCATCAATGTTGATGGTGGCGGCCCCAGTATTGCTTCCCCCGGCCTTGAAGGTATACAGGTCGCCTTGCGCGTACCCTGTGACAGTCTGTGACGCGCCCAGAACGATAGTGTTCGTGCCAGTCGTTGTGTTGTAGCCGTCCGTATCTTGTTTATAGGCGGCAATCGTAAGAACCCCAGTGGGCAAAGCTGGGTTAATGAGCTGGAACTGCGTCCCGTCATAGACAACGGTCACAATCTGTCCGTTGGTGATTTCTCCGCCAGTCAGAGCCGCGCCTTGGTAGTAAACATTCTTGGCCCCAAGGCTGTCCACGTTCAGCGTGGTGGCCCCAGTGTTCGTGCCACCAGCCTTGAATGTGAACAAATCGCCCTGAGCGTAGGCCGTCATGGTCCGGCTTGCGGATAGGGTTATGGTGTTGGTCCCCGTGCTAGAGTTAACGCCATCCGTGTCGTAACGATAACGAGCTACGGCGGCCATGACCTCTCGGGCAGCATCATTGACCCCGGACGGCGGCATGCCCTCAGGGAAGCCGTTAGGCGCAGCAGAGTTATTGCTGCCGGCTGATACGTTCCAAGTCTGTACGTCACTCATAGGGTTTTACCTGAAGCTGGATACTGACCGGCCCTTGATACTGCCGGCTACGGAAATACTCTTGGGAGGCCATTGCGGCGGCCTCCTTGTACTGCGCTGCCCACCCTGCGGCCTCCTCGCTCATGAGGTAGCGGTTTGCCCAGAACATCGAGCCTGAGAGGTATACATCCGGATACTTTGTCAGCAGCCAGTTCGTGGTGTTTGACACCGACAAGGCCGAGACGCCAGGGTAATAGCTCAGCTCGTAGGCGTAGGCGGAGTCAGGCGTTACGTCAAACTGGACCACATCCGAGATGTTGAAGTATTTGGGCTTCCCGCTGGCTGACCGGCTGTACTGCCTAAGCTGCTCCGGGGATACGAAAGTCAGGACGCTCTCCGGGGCTGCCGTCAGG